CGGAGAATGAGCCGCTGAAGATCATCGGCTACGCGGCGCGGTTCAACGAGCTCTCGGAAGAAATGTGGGGCATGCGGGAAAAAATCGCCCCCGGCGCATTCACGGAAGCCATAGGAAAAAGCGATGTAAGAGCGCTCTGGAACCATGATCCGAACTACGTGCTAGGCAGAACCAAAAACGGCACCCTGCAAATCCGCGAGGACGAGCAGGGGCTTTTTTATGAGGTCACACCGCCGGACGCGCAATGGGCGCGGGACCTGGTGGAGTCGATCAAGCGCGGGGATGTGGACCAGAGCTCCTTCGCCTTCACGGTGGACGTAGAGCAATGGGACGAGTCTGGGAATCCTGTAGTCAGGACCATCGTTAAGGTCCGGGAACTGTTCGACGTAAGCCCCGTCACGTATCCGGCGTACCCCACGGCCACCAGCGGCGTGCGGTCCCTGCAGGACGTGGCGAAGGAGCACAAAAAAGAACCGGCACCGGCACCAAAAGCCCCGGAGCATCTCCGGGACAAACTCAAATTCTTGGAGGTATGAAATGAACATCAGGGAAATGATGGAAAAGCGCGCAACCCTCGTGGCAGAGGCCAGAAAACTGCTCGACCTCGCCGAGGGCGAGAAAAGGGAACTCACCGCCGAGGAGCGGGCCCAGTACGACAAGACGTTTGACGAGGCCCGGGCGCTCGGCGACAAAATCCAGCGGGAGCAGGAGCTCCGCGAGGAGGAGCGGCGGCTCGCAGAAGCCGGCCGGCTGGATGAGCCCGCAAAAAAGGAATCTCCTGAAGAGAGAAAACTTCAGGCGTTCCGCAGGTGGATTGCAACGGGTGAGTCTGGGGAATATCGAGCGCTGGCCAACGACAGCGACGCGGCAGGGGGATACCTGCACGCGGCAGAGCAGTTCATTGCCAGACTCATCAAGGGGTTGGATGATCAGGTGTTCGTTCGGAAATACGCCACCATCCTGCCCGTGACCGGCAGCGACTCTCTCGGCGCTCCCGCTCTGACCGCCGACCCCGCTGACGCGGACTGGACTTCCGAGGTCAACCCCATTGGGCTTGATGCGACCATGGCGTTCGGGCGGCGCAGCTTGCAGCCAGAATTGCTCTCCAAGGGGATCAAGGTCTCAAGGAAGCTGCTCCTTACTTCGGCCATGCCTGTTGAAAATTATGTGGCTGACCGGCTGGCGTACAAGTTCGCAATTTCTCAGGAAAAGGCATACCTCACAGGCGACGGTGACGGTAAGCCTCTGGGTATCTTTGTTGCCGACCCAAACGGCATCAACACTGACCGGGATGTGAGCACGGGGAACACGGACACCGCTGTCACCGCAGATGGGCTCATTGAGGCCAAGTTCGCGCTTAAGGCCCAGTACCGCCGTTCTGCTCGGTGGATCTTCCACCGGGACGCTATCAGGAGAATTTGCAAACTCAAGGACGGCGAGGGGCAGTACCTGTGGAAACCTGGTCTCATCGAGGGCGAGCCCTCTACCCTGCTGGGGCTTCCCGTTGACGAGTCTGAGTATGTGCCGAACACGTTCGCCACGGCGCTGTACGTCGGAGCACTCTGCAACTGGTCGAATTACTGGATTGCAGAACTTCGGGGGCTTGAGCTTCAGCGGCTCATTGAAAAGTACGCAGATACAAACGAAATCGGATTTTACGGCCGCATGTACGCCGACGGCGCTCCCGTCCTCGCTGAGTCGTTCGTCCGCGTCAAGCTTGGATAGAAGGGGGTGCCTTGAGTGAACCTTTCTGAAAATTGCAAGGTGCTGATGGTCAAGGCTGCACAGGAATCCGGGACCGACGCCATAACCACTGACGTGGTGGACATGGCCGGATACCGGGAAGTCGTTTTCCTCGGCAGCATCACCACGAAAAACGCGGCCAATTTTGTAAATCTCCAGGAGGGCAGCGACTCTGCAGGCGATACCCTGGCAGACCTTGCCGGGACGAAATGCGCGTCGAACAAGACCTATTTCAAACTTGGGTTGATCCGTCCGCGTAAGCGCTATGTCGCCGCGAAAATTACGCGTGGCGTCGCGACAGCCACCGGCCCCGTGTGGGCCATCCTCTTCAAGGCGCGGCAGGCACCGATCACCTCGGCGGCTACGGATCTCGACGAGGAAACGCACGTTTCGCCGGTTGCCGGGATAGCGTAGAG